CATTAACATCTACTCCGGCACCTTCTATTACAGTAACACTACCTAAAGCTGTAGTCCCTGCTACTCCAGTAACATTGACATTAGCGTCTGCTGATACTGTAGCTGTCCCAAGCTGAGTAGTTCCTACTACTCCGGTAACATTGGCATTAGCTGCTGCTGCTACTGTAACTGAACCTAAAGCTATTATAGCCTGTTCACCATCAACTACTACATTGCCATCAGTCGATACTACGATCGATCCTAAAGCTGTTGTTGCTTCTACTCCTGTAACACTAAACCTTATATCAGGTATTAATATTGTTACGCTATTTAATGTGGTAGTACCTTGAACCCCTGTAACATTTACGTTAGCATCTGCTGATACTGTAGCTGTCCCAAGCTGAGTAGTTCCTACTACTCCGGTAACGTTTACATCAGCGCTAAGTACTACAGTAGCACTTCCTAATGCTGTAGTTCCTACTACGCCAGTAACGGCGACATCAACACTTACAACGCCTTCAGCAGAAAACGGTGCACTCGAAAAAGGACTACGGGCAAACATCTAAGGCACCTCCCGCTTAACTAAGCTATACGTATAATGGCGTTAGAAGAATCCGCTGCTGGAAATATTACAGTAAAGTCCCCACTAGTTGAGGTTTTATCTGCTCCAAAGTCTAACACAGCGACCGCTTTGTCACTTTGTGTATCGTTATAAATTAATGCGCCTCTTGCTGTTATAGATGATGATGTCCATGTTTCATCTGAAAAATCTAACCACGCGGTTGTGGAAGTAGAAGTCGGTGCAGTGCTTACTGTTAAATCTTGTCCTCCAGCCGAATAGCCTGTACCTGTTGTTTCATTAGCAGTTGTATATGCTGTTGTAGTAGCGCCTAATGTTGCTGAGGATGTATACAATGCCATTTTAAATGTATCAGCCGTTGTACTTCCTCTTGTTACCGATGTTCCAAAAGCATGGACGCCATTCAAGATGTCCACTTTGAAACTTGTAGCCATTGCTTGGGAAATTGCCATGTTAAGTCTCCAAAATTTTAATTAAATCTGAATGCCCTGCATCACGCAGTTTATTCGCTAAGGTTGTGCGGTCTGACTGCACCGCTTGTTTTAAGTATTTCACTAGAACTTCTCTAATGTAACCCTTAAATGCTTCTGCTTGCTCTCTTATGAGAGGGTTTGCATCTTTACTAACATACAGAATTTTAGCCAAAGCAAACTCTGCTATTTCTTCTGGCGTATGTCCTCGTCCTTTTGTTGCCATTACTTTTACTTCGCCTTCTAATATAGTGCTCATTTATATCCTTTCTATTTAACGTCGTATCTAGCCTGCCCACTTCTGTAAGAGTCTTGTCTATTTTTACCGTCCCCTAACTGTTTAAGCATAGATAAAGCCGAATCATATCGTTTGTTATAATTGGCGACTACATCCTCATCTTGCATCATAAAAGTAGCGGCCTCTAGTAATGTCCCATATAATAACACACTACTGAAATTATCCCCTAACCAAGACGTACCGCTAGTGGCCGTAGTAATTGATGTGGGGTAGTAGAAGTAATGTAATTCTACTGTGTAGTCAGCGTCGGGAGTAGGTCCCAGTATAAAAGTGTTGTCGTCAAAAAGTGCGTAGTATTCCGGCTTTCCGTAAAAAGCAGGATCAGTATCAGGAAACGCCTGTCTTATAAAATTAACGTCTTTATTTAAAAGATATAAATATTCGTTATCACTATTTATAACCGCCAAACTATATGTAGCGAGCCAATCTCCCGGAGCTGATAAATATTTGTTTCCATTAGAAGTAGTACCCACCTGGTTACGTCGTAAATCAGGAAGTTGTACAGAATTAAATACTCGCTCCTCAGCTTGAGTAATAAACGTATTTATGTCGGTAGTACTAAATTGATTTTCAGTATAACTTTGTACATCCGCTACTAGTTGTGTGTAATTCATCGTTTACCCTTACGCCATAGGACCGCGAGCTTTAGTGCCTTTAGTTGCTGCACCATTGCCGCGAGTTTCTACGCCTGTTGTCTTGACATCTTTTTCTGGATACCCAGCAAAGTTAGGTACAGGTACGTCTTGAGGTTGTACATACCCATCTACTAATTTTGGTTTTCTTGTCTCGTTTTGTTTCATTTCTTTCTCCTAAGTTGTTGTTACGGTAACGGTTCCTAATTCACCGGCGCCCTCTAAATCGTCTGGTATACCTGGTAATTCTAAGGGATTACCCAAACCTACTGGGTTCCAACCCCATTGTATATCTCTACTACTGTAAGTGCCAGCCGGTATAAAACTTTTATCTGGTCTCGGATCTCTCACTGCTTGAGGATCTTCTACTGGATACATCCCCTGCATATTCTGTGGTTGATCTGGGTTCCAACATTCCTTACAAGCTTTTACATGAGTATTATTCTGTCTTACATATAAATCTTTTAGTTCTCTGAGTTTAAATTGAAAACCACAAACATCACAATCAGCTATTGCGTTCTTGTTAGTTGTATACTTATTACTCATTATTTCTAAACGTACGAACTTCTTGGTGTTATAGACAACGTAGCTTTCTCTCTATCTTCAGTTGAAGCGAGGAGCCACTGCTCTTCATATTCTGATTTCAAAAATTGTATTCTATCTCCTGCTTTTGGAATTTTAAGAGATAAATAATATGCTAGTCCTGCGACCATACAGGGTAAAAATCTAAAAGGAATGTCTTGTGTATTTACTCCTGAACCTGCGTCTGTCATTCTTTTTAAATACCAATATACAAAAGTATAAGGCTGTGTAGTATCTGGAATTGGCCACATTGTTACTGTAGGAACTTCAGGTCCTCTTCTATCAATGTATATTTGTATTGGCCTTCCTGTATCATTCTTACTTGGAATAGATGCGTAAGTAGGATTTGACACCCTAGAAATAGCTATGTCTGACTGAGTTGTTCCTGTCCCGGTTCTTATGACTTGGCTAATAAGATCGATTGTAGTTGCAGGTAAATCGTAGGTAGCTGTACCAGCGACTAAATCAATTGATCCTTGTTCAACTGTCCACAAGTTTATACCTCGGTTAGCCCACTCTATTGTTAATAAATTTAAGCTACGTGTTGCTGTTCTTAAATCATATCCTGTTCTTAACTCTGCACCGCATCGTTCAAACGCTTCTTCTACAAGAAGATTAAGATCTAAATTAAATGCATGTGTATTTGTTGTAGCCATTACATCTCCTTTTCTATTTGTCTAACGACCGTGCACTCTTCACTTATCACGTGCGTGCGCGCTTGAGGTTCTATTAAATCTAAGTGGTCTCCACTCACAAAAGCACTAACTACTGCTAGCAAACTAATTACAATTTCTTTGTTGCCCACTATGCCTTCTTCCTTGTCGTCTTCTTACGTCTAAGTGAAGCTACTCTACGTGGCTTCCCTGCTGGTTGCCCAAGTCTTTTCTTTTGAGCTATTCTAGACTTCTTCTGTGCTGCTGTCATTTCTCCAGATGTCTTTGGAGTTTTACTAGATACACGTTTACTAGGTCGGCAATAAGGAGTTCCTCTCCCATCACCTTTTTTTCTGCCGCAAGCTTTGCCAGTCTTTACGTCTTTCCAGTCTTCTTTGAACCAACGTTTTAAAGCGGCTCCTTTAGCTGTCTTTCTGACTGCCATTATTTACCTTTCTTTCTACATTTAGCGATAGCACCAGAAGCATAAGCACTAGGAAAGACTTTATAACTTGCTTTTACTTTATGGTAGCATGCGTCTTTTACACTCCCGCCTTTCTTTAGTTTAGTAGGTTTAGTATGGCCATAACCTTTTTTCTTAAGCTCTAAATGTTTAGCCATAGTAGGGGCTTTTATACCCTTACCGGTCTTTTTATCATACATCATGTGAGACTTAAAGACCTTGCCCCCTGCTTTCATCTTTTTTGGTTTAGAGTGACTACATCCGCAATCAGCTTTGACCTTACCTCCAGCTTTCATTTTTTTAGGGTTTATACACCCCATTCCACGAGAGGCTCTCATTATTTTCTAAACCCAGTCATGCTAGGACCTGAAGGTCTTCTAGGTCTTTTAGTAACATTTTTATTTCTAGGTTTAGGTCCAGTACTTGAAGCTTTCATAGAAGTCATTTTAGGTCCTGATGGCCCTGCTTTTCTAGCTGATTTAGCTGCCGGTTTAGCTGCTACTTTTTTAGCCTTTGATTTTTTATTCAATAAAGCAGACCCACCTACACCAATTCCTACACCTGCTAAAACTGCCGCCGCTGCTCTCCCTCTTGAACCCATTTTGTTAAGTATTTTAGATATAGAAGATTTAGACGGGGTTTTAATTCCCGTTTTTAATGTTTGATTAAGGGTTTTTTTAGAACGCTTTTCCAACTTTTTTGCCATATCTGCTTGGAATTTTGTTGGTTTTTTAAAATCAGTTTTTATCTTCTTAGGGGTTTTAGGGTTTCTTGGATCTTGTGCCATTTTATTTCTCCTTAATTAAACCATACGACCACGGGTGTGGCCCTTAATAGCGCATCCGTCAATCTTACCGCCTTTCTTGTATCCTTTGACTTTACCGCCTTTTTTCATTTTTAGTTCGCCGACTACACGTTTCTTTTCATCTTTTAAATTTCTTTTGCCTTTTTTAGTATAGGCTTTCTCACTATCTACTCTGCCTAATTCTTCAAGGC